CCTGGCCTCGAGCTTCTGCAGGAGCGTGGCCTGGTCGACGCCGAGCATCTTCAGGGCATCCGGCACATGCGCCAGCGCATAGTTCGCCGCCGTAGCGAGGATCTGGTTCTTGACGTCGACCGGGATCGGCTGACCGGCGGGAAGCGCCACGGCGAGCCTGGACTGCGCGAAGGCAAGCCCGTTCTGAAGCGCGACCTCGATGACGCCGCCGAGCTGGCTGTTGGACTGCAGGCCGAGCCAGGTGTTCGCCCTGGCCCCGAGCCAGGTCACACCGACGCCGACGAGGGCGACGGCAAGCGGCATGACGACGTCGTGAAGGAACGGGCCGAAGTCGACGACGGTCGAAGGCGCCGCGGTGTCGGCCAGGGCCGGCACAAGGGGAACGGCAGCGAGGGCGAGCGCGCACGCGGCCGCGCAAGCGGCCGCGCACGCGACGCCGATACGGCGAAGCATCTTCATGGTCATGGTCCTTTGGTTTGGGGTTGGCCGGTTTAACTCGCAGTTCCGCCGGGTGGCCGGTCTGGCGGCGCGAACTCGGGCGCTACAGCGCCAGAAGGGAGCGCGTCTTCGGACCGACGACGCCGTCGGCCTCAAGGCCGTGGCCTGCCTGCCAGTCCATGACGGCGCGCGCGGTTTGGGCGCCAAACCAGCCATCCGCCGGCGCGATGCCGATGCGGCGCTGCAGATCCTCGACGTCCGATCCGCGGCAGCCCTCGGAGAGGTTTCGCGGCCCGACCCGCGCTTCCACCTCATCGACGATGCCGAGCTTCGGCATGGCGTGCGGCGCATCGCTGACGACGGTGGAGAGCGAAGCGACCATGTCGGCCGGCGTGAACTCGACGGCATCGAAATGCCCCGCCGCATCGAGCCCGAGCAGCGCCCGGTAGCGGTAGACCGGGCACGGCCGGGGATCGATCTCGCAATGGCCGTGGAAGGTGACGCGCGCGCCGGCAGCGAGGTAGACGCCGTCGATCACGTTGCAGAGCCGGCGGGTCGCCTCCATGCCGGCCGGCGTCCACGCCTTGCTGCCGTGCGTGCTGATGGCGATCGTCGCGACGTTGCCGAGATGGACCTGGTCAGGTGGCACGAGCGGCACTTCGCCGAGCTGCGCCGCCGGCGTCAGCTCGAGCGGCCGGCCGGTCATCACCTGCCCCGCCTTGTCGACGAGGAAGTGATAGCCGACGCCCGCCCAGCCGTTGGCGAGGTGCCAGCGGTTGACTTCCTCGACGAGGCCGACGCCCTTGAGATCGTCGTTGTCGCTGTCGGTGCAGTGCAGGAACACCCGCGTCACCTTGCGCGCGGGCGCGCGAAAGCTCACCGGATCGAACAGTCCGAAGTTCCACATGGTCGGCCTCGTGGTGGTGGTGGTGGAGGAAGTGCTATGGCGTGTTGGTCGGAACCGGCGAGAAGCCGAACACCTTGCTTTCAAGGTTGCCGATTCGCCGGTTGTGATCCTTCAGCTCGGAAGCCGCGACGTCGGCCTTCGCTGTCGCGGCGGTCTTGTATTCGGCGAGCACCCTGGCGGCTTCCTTGATGTCGGCCGACATGCCGGCCAGGAACCACGCGACCGCGCCGACGAGGGCGGCGATGATCGGCGGCCCGGTCAGCATCGAGAGGCGCGCCCAGGCGGTCACGATCTCGCTGCGGGCGAGCTGGCGCATCCGGCCGTCGCCGTTCCCGTTTTCTCCGGCCATGGCTCAATTCCCGAAGGCGTACCAGGTGAAGGTGTTGGAGCCGGCGCCGCACGGGCTCATGACCGACGTCGTGAAGCCTGCGGTGCTCCAGCTGTAGGTGTTCATCGAGCAACCGAACGTCGTGCCGCTGTTGGTCGATGTCGCGCTCGCGTACCAAAGGTTGTTGGGGAAGGCCGTGCCGAAGGTGACGGTTGCGGTGACGCTGGCGCTCGTGGTGCCGGTGCCCCATTTGAGGACCGGGCCGCCGGCGCCGAACTGCATGCTGCCGTTGCCGGACAAGGTTGCGGCGTTCAACGAGGAAAGGAAGCTCTGCGCGAATTGCCCGCTCGGGAAGCTCGTCGCCCAGCCGTTGAGATTGAGGTTCGAGAACGAGAGCTGATTATTCGCCGTCCCGACATGGATGCCATAGCCGGTGCCGATGCTGCCGCCCGGCGTGAAGGTCACGCCGCTCAAGCTGCCAGAAGCGGAGCCGATGTAGATGACATCCTTGTTGTAGGTCCCGCTCGGCTGCGAGATGACGACATTGCCGATCGCGAAAGTCGCGAACGTCGTGCTGCCGTCGATGGAGATCAGCGTGTTGTCGATGGAGTTGTGGTTGTCGTCGAGCAGCGAGCTGATCGTCAGATAGGCGCTGCCGTCCGACCTTGCGGTCATCGCCTCCGTGCCGACGTTCTGGTTATGGTCGACCTGATAGGTGCCCGCGCCACCCGGCGGGCAGTACGTCGTCGAGTAGAGCGTGCAACCGGACGGCCCGGTCAGTTGCTTGGTGATTTTCGTGTTGGCGGTCACGCCGGTGCCGAACACCTGCATGAAGGCGGTGAAGTACCCGGTGGTGGTCCCACCGACCGTCAGGATGTTGCCCGAGCCGCCGGCGCCGTTGTCGATCTTGCACGCCGAGCACGTCTGGACGACTCCCATCCTGATGATGGGATTGACGGCGGTTCCGCCTTGGCCGACCAGTATCGAACCGAACGACGTGCCGCCTTGTGCCAGCGCGATCACGCCGTCGGTGTTCGGGTTGTTTCCGACGCCATCCTTGAAGGTGCTGATGGTGTGGTTGCCCGCCGACACCTGCAGGCCCAGGCCTTGATCGATGTTAACGTTCTTGATGTTGCAGTAGGCGGCGGTGCCATCCCAGGCCGATGAGTAGTGGAAGGCCATCGCGATGTTCGCCAGCGACTGCACGTTGCTGATGAAGCACGAATCTGCGCGGCCAAAATCGAGCCCGATGGCATTGCCGTAGAAGATCGACGCCTGATTGCTGGTGAGGCCGAAGTCGACGAAGTTGACGTTCTCGATCTTCACCAGATCTTGCGAACCGTCGACGAGCACGCCGTATTGCAACGGCGATAGTTCGAGCAGATTGAGCCAGGTGCGGCCCATGTTGCCGCGCCAGTCGATGCAGGTCAGGTACGCCACGCACCGGAACCCGTCGACCGTCGCCATCGACGCGCCATGGCCGAGCACGGCCGGCGGATAGGCGATCAGGTTGGCGAAGGTCGAGGTATCGGTCTGGACCGCCTGGATGCCGATGTTCTTGATCGCCGGCCCCGGCTGCGTCGTCGGCATGACCAGCACGCCGAGCGCCGACAGGTTGAACGTCGGCATGACCCAGATCGTCGACGTGATGCGGCTGACGCCGGAGAAGCATCCATTGTGCGGCAGACTGACCGCATCGTCGGTCAGGAAGCCATGGGCGGCCGCCGGAACAAGGACGCACCGGCTGCCGGCCGCAGCCGTGGCTTTGTTGAGCGCGGTCGCATTGTTCGTGCCGTACCAGACGTTCGACGTGCCCGAGACTCCGGTCGAGGCCGCCGCGGTCAGGGTGACTTGCGTCGGGCTCGTATAGGCCGAAATCGTCGTCGCCAGGAAGCCGCCGGCGGCGCCTGCACCCTGCACTGCAATGGACTTGCCGACGTCGCTCGAGGCGAAGGAAGCGCCGGAAACCGCGAGGGCGTGCGAGCCGTTCGAGATCGTGACGGTGCTGGACAGAATGGCCGTGAAGTCGTCCTTGGCGCCGCACTGGCGGATGTCGATCGCCTTGGCGTCGGTGCGCTTGTAGCGATGGCTCGATGCGTCGACGTAGATCGTGCATCCGTCGTCGCTCGAGGTCGTGTCGGACGGGTCGTACTCGAAGTCGCCGCCGCCGCCATCGGCCAGGGCATAGAAGCCCTGCACATGGATCGTCGGCCACGGTGTGGTGTTGGCGCGGAGCGCCGCGATGTTGGTCTGGACGGTGACGCCCGCAACCCATTCGTAGGCGCCAAGCGTCGTCTGTACGAGGAAGCTGTAGGCGACGTTCGTGGTCGCCGCGAGGCTGTCGAGTGCGGCGCTCCACGCCGACGACGAGTTGGCATCCGCGCGCCAGGTGGCATTGGGTTGGTCCCAGACCAGCAGGAGGACGCGGCCCGGCACGATCGTGCCGCAGCTCGAGCAAAGCGACGTCCCGGCGCCGGGCGCGAGCGTGAGATTGCCGGTCGTGTCGACATTCGCGATGTTGAGGCGCGTGCCGTTGACCAGACCCGTTGCAGTGGAGTCGGGCAACGTGTCGGCCATGCCCGAGCCGCCATTCGTGCGGCGGGTCTTCTTGTAGAAGTCGGCGGCCGTGAAGACCTTCGACGCGCCGCTGACGGTCTGGACCGGGAGCACTGCCTCCAGCACGCCGGTGCCGGGATTGACGACCGATGTTCCGCTCGGCTGACCGAACAGCAGCGAGCTGCCCGGCCACGTTCCCGCGGCGCGCGGCCCGTAGAGAAGATGGGCCGTGGTATCGACGTAGAAATCGCCGTCCTTGCCGGTGCCACCGGAGGGCGCGCCGCTGCCGTTCAACAGCGACGCGCCGGTGACGTTGACGATGACGGACCAGGTGGATGTTCCGCGCTTGTAGATGTCGCCCGTATCGGTGCGCAGCCAGAGATCGCCCGGCCTGCCTTCGCTCGAGAGCGGCGCGCGGCCGAGCGAGTACCATGTGCCTTGGCCCGGGCAATAACCCAGCGCATCGCAAATCATCTGCGCGGTGAGCGCGGTCGGCTTGCCGAGAGGATCGGCCAAGGCCGGCAGCGCCACGACCAGGAAGAGCGTGGCGAGGGAGCGAAGGAGCTTCAGCATGCGCTGTGCCTCACGGCAGGTTGGCTTGAGCGGGCGGCGCGACCCAGGCACCACCCTCGAGGGCGACATGCATGGCGTCCTCGACGGCGGCGATGAAGTTCAAGGCCGCCGTTGCGATCGCCGTGAACTGCGCACCGGTCATGACCTTGCGCACGCCCGTTACGTCCCGGTACCAGCCCGGAAAGACGTTGGCCTGCACGGCGGCCTGCAGGCCGGTGATGTTGATCTCGTCCTGCATCCCGGTGCCGTAGGTTCCGTTCAATACCGGCGTGCCGACCGACGTGATCGCAAGGCCTCCTGCGAGAAGTTTCGCCGCTTCGGCGCGCGGGTCGGGGCGTGCCGGGTCGTGCGCGGCATAGAGCGCGTCGATCTGGGCACGCTGCGGCGCCGTGATGGCCGCGCCGTACAGGATCTCGCCATCGACCGACCAGGTGAACGGCAGGCCGCTCAGGCCGGCGGCCTCGACCTCGTTGGCGAAGTTCGGACCGATTGCCTTCTGTGCCATACCCTATCCTCCGATCGTGAGGGTGATCTCGCAGGGCGCATTGTTGGTGGCGCCGATCGCCGCGTTGCCGCCCTGCCATTGCCCCGTGCCGCCGGCGCCGCCGGAATTGGAACCGAACAGCGTGGCGTAGTGGCGGCCCTCGGTGAGACCGGTCTTGCGGCCGGCGAAGGCAAGGTTGCCGGTCATGCCGCCGCCGCTCGGCTCGTTGAACGACCCGCTTTCGATCTCGGGGGCATTGCCATCGAAGCCGACCGCGGTCTGCGGGCTTCCGCCGACCGCGCTCGAGCTGACCGACCCGTTGACCTGGAAAGCAACCTCCGTATTCGACCAGGCGAGGAAGTAGTTTCGGATGGTCGCCGACAGCTCGACCGCCGTGGCGCTCGCCGTCGACACTGAGCCCGGTGTGAAGAAGCTGCGCGAGCGCGCGGGCCGCGGGTTGAACCACGACAGCAACAGGCGCGCGCTGTCAGTGTCCGAAAAGGCGCTGCCGCCGGCGGTGCCGACCAGACCCACAAGGGTGCGCGTCGAATCCGCGACGCCGCCATTGTTGCGCACCTCGACGCCGGCATTGCCGACGGTGGTGTCCGTCATGTGGCCGCCCGCGACCGGCCAGAAGGACGGCACCAGGTTGCCGGCGCCGTCGTCCTTCACATAAAGCAGGTAGTCCGTTGACGCGGCCAGGTTCTGGCCGGCGACGCCGGCGACTTCAACTCCGGCGTTGGCGATCGCGATGCCGCCGGCGGGGATGCCGTAGATCTTGCCGTTCACCCGCAGGGCGTTCCCGTTGAACGGCATCAACGAGAGCTGGACGCCGCTCACATAGACCAGCCGGCATTGGCCATGGCCGGGAGAGAACAGCGCCCGCAGCGCGGCGAGGACCTGGGCGTTGTTCGCCTTGTCGGGTGCCAGGCCGGCGGCGAGGACGATCGCGACCAGCTCTTCCTGGGTGCTGTTCAACCAGTCGGGATCGACGACGGTGCCCGCACCGGCGCCGACCACATTGTTGAAGTAGCCGGGCGCGCTGACGCCGGCGAGCGGTGCAGGCAGTGCATTGACGTTATTCTGAGAGTCGATGCGATGCACGGCGCACTCCTAGATCGTGAAGAAGACGAGCAAATGCCCGGGATTGGCGCGACGCAGGATGCACTCGAGCGTCGAGAGGTCGGGGAAATCCCAGAGGGGATCGCCGCCGACATTCTCGCCGGCCTTGAAGAAGTGCCGAACCTGGCCGCCGACCGTGACGACCCAGACGTTGTCGTCTTCGCCGGCCGGGTCGCCCGCGATCGACACGCCGGCGACGAAACTGAGCTGCTCGCGGATGGTGATGTTCCAGCCGGCCGAAAGCGCCCACGCCACCATGTTGTCTGGCGTCGGCGGATGATCGGCGAAATAGACGTCGGCCAGCGCCGCCCAGCGCTGCTCGAGGCCGACCGGCGCCGCCAGACAGGGATCCGGCCGGCCCGCCGCCTGCTCCCATTCCGGCAGGAGCTCGACGGCGCTGGTCGGCACCGACTCGGTGCTGAGCAGGATGAGCTTGCGCTGATGGCGCAGCATCCGCTCCTGCGCGATCGCGCCGACGAGCTTGCCGAGGTTCGAGGTCTGCCGGCGCGCCCACAGAAGGCCACGCGGCAGAAGGTCGGCCGTCGCCTGCCACCATTGGTCAAAACTCGGGTCAGGAGCAGGCGCCATCGCACTTCCCGCGCGGTTGCTATGTGTACGTGATGACGCCCGGCACCAGGAGCGTGCCGCCGGCCACCGCCGTATCGCCGAGGCCCGGCAGGTCGAAGTTCTTGACGCCCGCGGCCTGCGCCACCGCCGCGGCGACCCATTCCTGGTAGATCGTGTAGCCTTGCGCCGCCGTCTCGGGCGGCTTGGCCACCAGCATCTTGGCGATCTCGGTCGCGATCGCGGCCTTGACCGCGTCATTGGCGACCGCCAGGCCGTGAATCGTGAAATTGAGGGCGACCGGCGTGAAGGCCTTGACGAAGAGCGAGGCGCATACCGGCCGCGGCGTGAGGCTGCCCGCGCCGATCAGCGTGTTCAGCACCGTGAGCTGGTCGCCGTCCCCGCCGCTGCCCGAGCTCGGCGCCGTGCCAGGCCGGAACCAGGCGTCGGTGCCGACCGGGATGCCGTTGGCGCGCAAGGCGTCGAACAACGGGTAGAGCGTCACGGCGCCGGGAGTCGGGGTCGCGGCCAGGCTGTAGACGCGGGTGACGCCGGGCACGGCGAGCGCGGCGTTCTCCCAGTCGTGCTGGTTGCCGCCGAAGCTGGGCTGCGCGAAGCGGCGCTGCGTGCGCAGCATCAATTGCGCGTCGCTTTCCGCCCCGTCACCGCCCGAGAAGCCCACGCCCGCGTTGTCGACCACCAGGCCGGTGTCGGGGAAGCCCGCCGGCGTGCCGACGAAGGTCATGACGACGCCCGGCCCGATATTGCCGTCGGCGCCGCCGTTCACCGCCACGGCGCTGGCCGTGGCCGTGCCGTCCTCGGCGATCGTGCAATCCGCCGCGAAGGACACCCGAACGCCGTTCGGGTCCTGCATTACGGTGCCCGCCGCCGCGGTGTAGCCCGGCGTGCCGCCGGCGAACGAGATCTGCCCGGCCGCCTGCGGGGCCTGGCCGCGCTTGAGGCCTTTGAAGCCCGCCCAGCGCTCGAGATACTCGGTCGCGGCCGAGAAGGGAAAGAGCTGTTTGGCCAGCCACTCGACGAAGGTGAGGTCCTCGTCGGTCGAGCGCGCGATCGTGGCAATGACGGCGCGGTCGGGCGACTTCTTCGACGAGATATCGGCGCCGGGATAGTTGGCGCGCCACTGCGCGCCGATGCGGGTCCAGAGATCGCCGAGGGAAGGCCGCGCGAAAGGCATGACGTCTCCCCCATCAACCGGCCACGCCGGCCCACAACATATCGGCCTGCCAGTTGCGCACCGCGCCGGCGGGCTCGTAGGACTTGAGCCGGATTCGGACGCCCTCGAGCGGCGCCGGCAGGAACGTCACCGCGACGTCGATCTTCGAGAAGAAGCCGTCGTCGATGAGCGGCTGCAGGCTATCCTCGGCCGTGTTCTGGATCGCCAGCCGCGTCGCCTCGTTGGCCTTCGAGCGGGCGAAGATCCACAGCTTGCTGCGGGCGAGCTGGTCGGACGGCACCAGGCCGGAATCGCCCCACCAGCCGCGGCGATCGGTGCCGAGCTCGACCGGGACCTCTTCCGGGTCGACCAGGCCGTCGCTGAACAGCGCGCACCAGATAAGCGAGCCGAGGCGGCCGCCGTTGCCGATACCCGAGTCCAGGCCACCTTGCGCGGTGGTCACCAGGTCGAACTCCCCGCTGTTCTGGTCATAGACGAAATTCATAGCGGCGCCCCGCCGGGATTGAGCGGCAGGTCGGCGGCCGGGTCGTGGATTCCCTTCTGGGCGCCGATCGCCGGCTCGCTGTCGAGCAGGACGTAGTATTGCCCCGCGCGCAGCTCGAGCCGCGAGACCTGCACCTTGATCGTGCCTGGCTTCGGCCGGTCTGTCGTCAGCACCCAATGCCGGTTCGGCGCGGCGCGCACGCCCTTGCCGTAGAGCGCGGTCTCGCCGGGCGCGAGGTCGAGCGGCCGGTATCGCCGATCGTCGAAGGCCAGCGCCACGCCGGCGTCGCGCTCGCCGCCGGCGAATGCCGCGAAGACCTCGGCGCCCGGCAAAACCGCCGAGGCAAAGCCGTAGCCCTGCGCGAGCTCGACGCGGCGGACCTCGTTCTTGAAGAACTCGGCCTGCGGCGCGGCAAGGCCGGCCGCTATGTCGGCATGGCGCACCACGCCGCGCGAAAACAGCGAAGCCAGGCGACGCTCGAGGTCGGCGCTCATGGATTCTCCGCGATCGTGTTGCCCATACCCGCCCAGCGCCCCGTCTGGTCGCCGCCGCCGGGCGCGTCGGGCGGCTCGGGGGTGAAGGCGTCGGGCGGGGCGAGCTCGAGCTCGGTCACCAGGCCGGCCTGGTCGTTCAGGATGTAATGCACCTCGGCGATCGCGAGCTGCTCGTCGACATTGGCGTGCGGCACCGTCACCGGAAGAAGAAGGTTCGGCCGCCACAACGCACCACTCGAGGCCTGGCGCCATTCCGGCCGGGTCGCGCCGACGCGCAGGGCCTTGCCGATCGCCCGCCGCGCCTCCCATTCCGCCCTGGCCAGCACACCTTCCTTCTTGGCGGCGCCGGTGCTCAGGACGGTCTTGGGACGGTAGCGCGTGACGCCGCGGTCGTAGAAGGCGCCCTCGACATGCGCCAGGGTGCTGGGGATTGACGGGTCGGTGCCGTCCGAGGTTCCGGCGCCGAGCCAGCGTGCGCCGGCTTGCGCCTTGACGACATACTCGGAGAAGCGCTTCGAGGAATCGCGCTTCGTCTGCAGCCGCTTGAGGCCATCGGAGGGGAAGACCAGGACGTCGTCCGCCCGCTGGTTGGCGAGCTGCGCCAGCACGAGGCGACCCTGCTCGTCGTCCATGACCAGCATCTTGCGCTGCCGCGCCAGGCGCTCGATGAGCTTCCATGCCGTCTCGCCATGGTGCGCGGCGGCGACGGCGTAGACCGGACCGGTATCGGAGGCGACCACGTCGATGCCGAAGGGCGCGCAAATCTTGCGGGCGACGGCCGCTAGGTCGAGGCCAGCATATTCGAGCTGGTCGAAATTCGGCGAGCAGTCGACCAGGTCGCACGTCTTGCTGCGGCCAACGATGCGGCAGGCGGCGTTGTCGGCGTCGTACTCGGTGTCGATCGCGTCAACGTAGCCGGTCAACACCTTGTCGCTGCCGATCCAGACCTCGCAGCTCGAACCCTCGGCGATCTCGAAGCGCGCGTCCTGGCCCGGCCAGCGCTGAGTGCAGCCGATATCGAAGTCGCCGGCGGCGCGCTCTATGCCGCGCGTCACGCGGACCTCCTTCCAGCCGCCGAAACTTTGACCGCCCACCACGATCGTCAACGTGGAGTCGCGGTCGATCATGGCGGCCCTCGAGGTCAGGCCGACAGGCGTTCGCCCGCGGCCGGCATGAAGCTGGGATGGACAACGCCGTTGCGCTGCGCGAGCTCGGCGGCGCGCGAGGCGACGTCGGGGTCACCGGGATAGAAGAGTTGCGCCAGGCCGATCGCGCTGCGCGGTTGCGGCACGGTGTAAGGCGTGAGCCGCGCCTTGTCGGCGCCGGCCTCGGAGATTGCCAGCAGGGTATTGGCCTGCAGGTCGGCCAGCGCCTCGCGCGAACCGTCGACGCCGGACGCCTGGTTAACCTCCTCGTCGAAGGCATCGGCGAAGCGGGCGCGCAGGGCGACCGCGTCGTCGTAGCTCGAGAAGTTGAGACTCGCGGCGACGCGCGCCGCCTCAGTGAGCGCGAGGCGGCGCACCGCCGCCGAGAAGGCGGCCTGGTTGGCGATCGCCGCGGCCTCGGTCGGGCTCTGTCCGGCCGGCGCGTACCAGGCCTCGGACGAGGCCTCGCCATAGACGGTAAACAGCGCGTCGATCGCCTGCGCGCGGCTCGCGTCGTCGGGCGAGATGGTGGTGAGCGCGTCGGTCCAGCCCGAAAGCAGGGACACCGTCGCCGCAGCGAGCGCGGCGACGTCGAGGACAGGCGCCGCGTCGGTCGGCAGCGCCGCCAGGAAGCCGGCGGTGAGCACGCCGGCGGCGGCGAGCACGCTCGAGGGCGCCGAGCCGCTGCTGGCGAGCTGCGCGGCGATGTCGAGCGTATAGGCCAGCGCTTCGGCCGAGCCGCTCAAGGCGTCCTGCACACTGAGCGGCAACCCGTCGATCGCCAGGCCGCCGGCGAGGGCCGCCCCGAACGCCGTTCGGGCGGCCAGCGCCGCCGCGAGCAGGGTATGTGGCCAGCTCGTCTGCGACGACGGATACTGGTTGCGGCCGGCCTCGACGAAGACGACGTGGACGCCGACCCAGCCCGCCTTGTCGCTCGAGCGCTCGGGCTCCCAGGACTGGGCATAGGCCTGGACCCGTTGCAGGCCGGGCAGCACCAGCGTGCCGGGCTTGCCCTGGTCGAGCAGCGCCTCGAAGCCCGCGGCCTGGATATCGGCGGTCGAGCCGGTCCGGTCGCCGGCCACGCCGATAAAGTAGACCGTGAGCTCCCAGCGCTTGCCCTTGCGGCCAAGCGCCTGGAAATACGGCACGTCGCGCTGCGGATACTCGTGCAGCGGGCCGCGCTGGCCGCCGGGCCGGCGATCGCGCGAAATCAGGAACGGGAAGCCGCGGAAGCTCCCCTCGAGCGCGGTCAGCGGATTGAAGCGAAGCGCCATGGTCAGATGCCGTCCAGCATGGAATAGCCGACCTCGGCCGTGGTGCGCTGGCCGCCGACCTTGGTCGTCGCTTTGATCGTGCTGCCCGGGGGCACATTGACCTCACCCGACAGCACGACATCGAGCCTCTGCGGCGGCGCTGCGGCGTTTACAGCCGCGGCCAGCGGATCGTTCGACGGCAGCCGGTTGGCGAAGCTCGCGCGATAGTTGTCGACCGTGCCGTCGTAGCCCGCCGGCGCCGTCGACAGAGCCGGCGCGGTGTGCCGGTCGACCCACTCGAGCGCACTGACGACCGGGCTGAAGACGTCGCGGATCCAGGCGCGGAATCGCTCCAGTTTACCGATCGCTGCATCGAAGACACGATTGAACACGCCCTCGAACCAGTCGCCCCATTTATCAAGGTCGATGCTAAAGAGCGCCTTCGTCAGGCCATTGATCGCCATATAGAGGGCGTTCACCGGCACATTGATCGCCTCGAAGGCAACGCCGAGCAGGCCCGCGCTCTTCCAGGCGTCGGCAAAGACCTGTTTGACCTCATTCCAATGCTGCACGATTTCGACAGCGGCGCCGACCGCGACGACGGCGCCGGCGACCAATGGGTTCCGCAACATCGCAAGATTCATGCGCAACATTTGCGCGGTCACGAGTTGCAGCGCCGAAAACAGCGGCCCCGCCATGGTGATGCCAAGCGCGCCGAAGGCGAGGTCGACGACCGTCGCGGCATCGGCACTCCGCCACCAGCTGTCGATGCCAAGTGCGGAGGCCACCTTGCCGGCGGCTTCGCCCACGACCGAGAACATGCGACCGATCTTCTCAAGCCGGTGGTCGAGCGACTGCGCGATCAGGTCACGATTGGCGACAATCCAGTCGGTCGTCCCGGCGACGACCTTGAGAAGCGCCGGCGCGAACACCGCCGACAGCTTGCGCGACAGGCCGGCGCCCGCGAGATCCAGGTGTTTGTAGGCGCCGCCGAGCTTGTCGAGGTTCTCAGCATCTTCTTTCGTGAGTCCGAAATACCGCTCCTGCTCTTCGCGCCACTGCCGAATCCCGTCGCGGCCCTTGTTCAGAAACGGAATGAGATCGGCGCCTGCCTTGCCGAACAGGGCAAGGGCGGCGCGATTCTTCACTTCCTCGTCCGTCGTGTTCTTGAACGCCTCGGCAATGTCCTCGAGTGAGGAATCGAGGGCGCGCACATGCCCGGTGGCGTCGCGCATCGGCATTTTCATGGCCACGAAGAGGGCCGCGACGTCCTTGTTCTTGCCGGTGGCGGCGTCGTAGAGGTTCTTTTTCAGGCGCACCAGTCCCTTGTCGAGCGCCTCTCCCTCGACGCCCATCATCTTGGCGCCATAGCGCCAGGCGGCGAGGTCCTTCACTGAGACGCCGAGCTTCTCGGCCGAGAGCGTGAGGCCCTCGAAGGCCTCGGCCGAGCTGTGCGTCATGGCGATGAGGCCGCCCAAGGTCGCGGCCGAACCGAGCGCGCCCAACGCCGGCAGCCATGTCGAGATCGATGCGAGGCCGGCGCGGAACCTGCCGGACACCCAATCGACCGCACTGCCGACCTTGCCCAAGGCCGTCGTCCTGGGCTCGCCGACGGCCTTGTTGAAGGCCTGCACCGGCTTGAATGCAGTGGTCGCCGCGTTCGACACCTTGCGAAAGACTTCGGACAGGCCGTCTTCGCCCACGATCTTGGTGAAGACGGAATAACCGGCCATTGGCTCAGCCCCCGGGCTTGTATTTCTCGATCACGCGATCGAGGTCGGCGTACCAGCCCTGGAATTGATCGACGGGACACTCCCAGACGACCTGCACTGGCTGGCGCCAGACATAGGCGAGCTCGTGGACGAGCTCGGTCAGTCGTTGGACTCCGCCGAACGCCGCTTGAGCAGCAAAAAAGGGGACAGCGCCTCGATGCAAATCTGGAAGTCGATGGCGTTCATCGCCTCGACCTCGACGGGCGAGAGCTTCTCGGTCCTGGCGTTGCAAAGCGACAACAGCAGGATGTTGGCGGCAGCGTCGCCCTGGCTCTTGGAGCGCGCCTCGACCTGTTTGAGCTGGCCGATGGTCGGCGCCGTGAAGTGCAGCTCGCTGTATTCCTCGCCATTGGCGCCGGCCTTCTTCACCGTCACTTTCAGCGGCACGGTGATTTCCGGCGGAATGACAAAGGCCGCGGCGCGCTGGTCGTCGGGCCTGTCGGACGTCGAGTCGGTCATGCGTCTTCTCTCTTGCGGGTTTCAGGCGATCAAGCGGGCTGGAGCTCGTCGCCGCCGGTGCCCTCGAAGCGCAGCTTGACCTTGCCGTCGTCGCCCTCGGGGGCGATTTCGCCGGCGACCTTGGCGCCGCGCAGCACCAGCTGCATTTTGGTGGCGAGCGTCACCGAGATGGTGGCGTCGGCGATCGCCTCGAGGGCGGCGGTGGTGTAGCTGCCGTCGAAGGAAAACTCGCCCTCGATATAGGGCACGCTGGGCTCGAGCCGGCTGCCGTGAATGCGGCCGTCGCGGCCCGCCACGGCCGTGCTCTTGAATTGCTGGAAATTCCAGGTCAGCGACCCGAGAAACGGCAGCACGTTGCCGTTGTAGCTCACGTCGCCATAGCCGCCGATGGGCTTGGTGGTGGACATCGTTCACTCTCCTGGGAAAGACGAATGGAAACCCCGAACGCCGCCGCCCGGGGGTAAGGGCGGGCGAACGGCGTTCGGGGGAGGCGGCCGATTGCGCCTCGGCCGCCGCCGGCGGCGGCTACGGTGTCGGGTAGATATGGAACTGGTTGAGCACCGCGAAGGTGCGGAGCTGGCCGATGAGCGAGGGAGGGAACAGCATGTCGACCCGGTCCGGGTTATTGCCGTTGATCTGGACGAGCACCTGGTCCTTGAAGGCGTCGACGTTCTGCAGCCAGCCGTCACGCTCTTCCATGATGCGCAGTTGCGCGACGAGCCAGCCGCGCAGCTTGCCGGGCGTGGTGACGGCCGCGCCGGGCGCGATGCGCGTGCCGTCAGCCGCCAGCTTGTAGCGCGGGAAGTCGGCCAGCAGGTTGGCGCGCAGGCGGCGGTTGACCGCCATCAGCGTGAAGTTCTTCTCGACCGACAGCCAGGCGTCGTCCGGGATGTCGTTCTGGTTGAGCTGGTAGGTCGAAATCAGGCGCTCGACGTAGCAGTTGCCGTACTGGTCGACCGTGTAGGTCGAGATGCCGGACCAGAGAAGCGCCTGCCGCTCGGTCTTGGTGAACAGGCCCGCCGAGCCGATCGGCGGCGCCATGACGCCGGGGATCTGGATGCCCTGGACCGGGCGCGCCGGATCGTTGCGCAGCGCGATGGCCGAGACGCCGACTGCGGCGGCGATCCATTTCCAAATCGTGGTCTGCGTCTGGTAGACGCCGAGCACCGAAATGTGCGGATCGTTGCGGCCGAGGCCGTAGGTCACCAGGTTGGCGTAGGTCGCGCGCTTGACGGTGAAGACATGACCCCACAGCATCTTGTCGTAGGCCCAGCGCCCCTCGGTCGCGGCGTTCATGAAGTTGGCCGCGGCCGTCATGTTCGTGGCGTCGGTGAACGCCATGACGATGTAGTCGTAGGTGGTGTCGCCCAGGTTGGCGAGCGCGGCCGTGATATCCGGGTCGTTGACGCCGGCGACGGCGCCGCCCATGGCGACGATTGCCGCGGCGAAGGTCGGCGGCAGGACCTCGCCTGCCGGCGCGCCGAGATAGGCGAGCGCGAGCTGGATATCGTTGCCCAGCGTGCCCTTGTTCCGCGCCGTGAGCGTCACCACCGCGTTGACCGCGGCCGCCGTCACCGGCAGGTCGGGGTTGGCGTTGATCGCCGCCGCGATCGCCGTCGCCGTCTGGTTGATCGTCTCGGTGCCGGCCACCGCCACCAGCACCTTGGTGTCGCCGACATAGATCGGGATGGAGCCCGGACCGGTCGCCGCGGCGGTCACGGTGATGGTGCCGGTCGCGGCCACGCCGCCGCCGGCGTCGGCGATCGGCAGGCAATTGATGAGGCCGAACGGGTCGGCCGCGCGCCAGGCGGCCACCATGTTCGAGAGGATCGAACCCGCGCCGAAGGCGGCGTCGGCGTCGTTCTTCGAGCCGATCGGCAGCGGCGTGTTCGCCACCGCCGGCAAGGCGATCGCCGAGGCCTGGCCGATCAGGAGGCACCGCCCCGGGTCGAACGAGCGGCCGGCCCTGGAGGCGTCGATTTCGATGAAGGCCCCCGGCAGACGCAGCGCGCTCGGGATCTGGTTGAAGGGAATGTCCAACATGGCGAAATCCTCTCAAGGGGTTGAACCGCGCGCGCCGGGCACGCTCGTCAGGTGGTGGTGGGCCCTTCCGGCGCCGGCGCCATCGCGCCATCGCTGCCTGACGGCGCTGTGTCGGCCAGGGTGCCGTCGCCGCTCGCCACCAGGCGATGCCAGTACGGATTGTCCGCGACCCACATGCCCTCTTCCGGCACGATATTGCGGGTTTGCGGGTGCGGGATTTTCAGCGGCACGACCTTGCCGTCGATCGTCGTCGTACCGGGCGTGAAATACTTCTTGAGCATGGGACCTCGTCTATTGCGGCAGCTCGATTTCCTGCTCGACCATGATATCGGCCGCCTCGCCGTCGATGGTCGGCGTCAGTTGCGTGTCGACGACCTGCAGCGGCGTCGCCGCGGCCGGCACGGCCGGCGCGTAGATCGTCTGGCCGCCCTTGAGCTCGAGCTTGATGGTGAAGACCACCGAGTCGTAGCGCGTGGCGTCCTTGCCGATCGTGGCGTCCGCCTTCTCGAAGTCGTAATCCTCGACCCAGGCGAAGAGCTGCAGGTAGGTCGTGTCCTCGAGCAAGAGCTCGAGCACCGCGCGCGCGATTTGCGACGACAGGACGTCGGGATTGACGCCGTCCTCGCGGCCGACCGCGGCGTAGGCGTTGATGTGCAGCGAGCTGGTGAGCTCGAACTGCGGGATGTGCCGGTTCATGCCGGCGCCGCGCTCGCCGGCGAAGTGAATGGAGAGCGCTTTCAGGGTGCCGTCGGGCACTTCCTGCCAGCGGTTCTGCATGAAATAGAGGCCGACGAAGGCGCTCCCGGCCGGGGCGGCCGCGATCGCGGCCTGGACTCGCGTGATCGCCTCCTGCGCCAGCGTCTCGCCGTAAAAGAGGGGCGGCGGTGGCGGCATCGGTCGCTCCTGGTCCGGCGATTACGACGTCTTGGACACCTTGAGCCGCAGCATGACGCCGGTGCGGTCGTTGTTCGGCTCGAGCGAGTCGACGGTATAGGTTCCGGCGCTCGGGCCGATCGTCAGGATCAGCCGATCATTGACCGCGACCGTCGTGGCCGCCTTGGCGAGGTCGTCATTGTGCAACCAGGCCGCCGGCCGGGTCGTGCTCACCACCTGGCCGTCCACCAGGCGCTCGTCGACATAGGCGGGCTCGAACTCGCACGGCAAGGGAATCGGCGCCCCCTGCGCGACGCCGTTCGCCATCTTTTGCAGCTCGACACCCGTCTCGTCGAAGGCCGACACGACCTCGCCGTCGACCAGGTTGGCCAGGTCGCGCCAGGTGGTGTCGGCCACGCGCTACTCCTTGGGCTTGGCGTCGACCTTCGGTTCGGGCTTCGGTGTCATGTCGATCGCAACGCCGGCCTTCACCGCCTCGGCGGCGATCTTGTCGTCGAGCTCGCCCGACCAGCCCTGCGGCCAGGTCTTCGCCTTGTTGACGTCGAGGCGCTTGGTGAACTCGCGATTGAAACGGACCAGCATGATGGTTCTCCTTAAGGTGGAACGATTGCCGATACGGCAACGGGCGCGCCGCATGGGGAATCGGGAGGGACCCGAACGGCGTTCGCCGCCGGGCCCCTGCCGGAAAGGTGAGCGAAGAAGCGCTCAGATGTTGGTGGCGCCGGTGCCCACCGTGCCGCGGATGAGCAGCGCCGGCTTCATGCAGATCGGCAACGGGTTCGACTCGGTGTAGATGTCGATCCAGCGGTTGAACTTCTCAGGCGCCTGCTTGGCATAGCGCTTCATGCCAGGCACGTTGACGGCCTCGAGGAAGGTCGGCGGCCCGAAGTAGGTCGCGAACGAGAAGGTCGTGCCCACCGGGAAGAAGCGGCAGTCGCCGTCGGCGATGAAATTCTCGGTCGTCACCGTGCCGTCGGCCGCCTCGTAACCGGCATAGGCGCGATACTCTTCCCAGACGATGTCCTGCCAGACGAACTTGCGGCGCACGTCGTCGCGCAGCGGATTGACCGCCTGCAGCGACGTGAACAGCTTGTAGGCCTCGAGCACCGTCGGGTTGGCGATCAGGTTGTCGAAGAAGGACGGCGAGCAGAGCGCGTGGACGTGGTCGAAGGTGTCGCCGAGCAGATGGTCCTGGGTCCAGCGCTTGATCTTGTTGCAATTCTGGATCATCTGCAGGTCCGTCGGCGGACCGGCGAAATTGAAATTCACCAGCGGCGCAGTGATGCCGAACTCGGTGAAGAGGTTCAGGATCACGGTCGCGTTGTCGGCGTCGTAGATGATGCCCTGCAGGGCACCGGCGCGCAGGTGCTCGAGCGTGATGTCGTGCTTGTTCGCCATGGTGAGCAGCTTGCGGTTCACCACGTTCATCACCGTCTCCATCCGGACCGGCAGGCCGAAGGCGCGCACGTTCTGGATCTCGTCGCCGCGCACCACGTCCTCGTGCGGGATGTGCGGGATGGTGAAGCTCTTGACGTAGCGCCGGCCGACGCCGCCCAGGCTCGAGGGCGACCCGCGCGGTTTGGTCGGCAGCAGGTTCAGCTGGTTGTTGCGATACTCGACCATGACCGCGGTCGTCTCGACGCCCTGTTCGGGGAACACGTCGAGCTCGCCGATGCGGCCCCACTTGATGGGGACCAGGTCGATTGCTTTCGAGAGCTCCAGGACCGAGAAGGCGTCCTGGTTGAAGACATTGAGAACCGATTCCATCGCGTGGCTCCGGGTTTGAGAGGAAAAAGAACGCCGCGCCATTGCATCGGCGCGGCGGGGTGGATGCCGACGGCCAGGCCGGCGACTAGGCCGGCGTGAGGACCGACAACAGCGTGAGCGCCAGGCCCGCGTAGGCGGCGTTCTTGTGGTTCTGCGTCGTGACGCCCGCGCTCCATTGCAGGAACGCAGAGTCGACAACGCCGAGCGCCCAGATCACCCGCGCATTGGCAACGTCGGCCGTCGTGTCGACGGCGTCGTCGAGCAGGATGGCGAGATCGCCGGCGGCGGTGAGCTGGCTGCCGTCAACCGCCGTCGGGTCATAGGGCTTGAATTTGCCGGAGGCGGTGATGGTGCCAAGCACCGTGCCGCGTGCCAGAACGCCGCTGCCGGCCGCCAACGTCACGAGCTTGCGCGAGATCAGTTGCTCGGGCTCGCGCTTGACGAGATCGGCAACGTAGTTTTTTTCGGTGAGGGTCGTCATCGGATTCTCCGACTAGGGGTTGAAAACGAATTACGCGGGGAAGCCGCGAAGGAAGGGCCGAAGCGTCAGCCCTTCTTCTTGCCCGCCATCTTCTCGACCGTGGCCGCCATGAGGCTGCTGAGCGTCGGGCCCTTGCTCCCGCCGGCGCCGGCAAAGCCGGGCTTGGTCGAGCCCTCGACACGCGCCATGGCAGCGGCGAGGCCGCCGGACTTGCCGGCCGGCGCGGCCTTGAGGGTCGCGGCGATCTGGTCGACCGGAAGGTTGGTGTTGAGCGCCAGGTGCAGCGCCAACTCGACCTTGCCGGGCTCGAGGCCGTTCATGACGGCCGCCAGGCGCGCGCGCTCGGCCTTGACGCCGCGGCGATGGCCGGCACGGCGCAGCGCGTTGCGGGCGCGGGCGGCGGCCGCCTTGCTCTTGCGCTTCGTCTCGTCCGTTTCGTCGTCGTCGTCGTCCTCGTCCTCGGGCTCGTCGTCCTCGTCGGGCTCGTCGCCGTCCTCGTAGGAATCGGCGCGCGCCGCCTCGGCACCGGTGACGTTCTCGCCTTCGTCCTCGCCATCCGATTTGCCGGGCTTCTTGTCCTTGTTCTTGACGTTGGTCTGGCCGGGCTTGCCACCGTCACCGTCCTGCTTGTCGGCCTTGCCGAGCCCGAGGAAAGCGAGAGCAGTCGTCCCCAGAAGTGTCGCTTTTGACATTGAAATCCTCCAATTCACGACGAGAGGTTTTTGATGAACTGAGCCAGTGCGTCGGCCGGCGACATGACGACGTCGACCAGGCCTTTCTTCGCCCCTTCGGCGGCGAGGAAGGAATCGGCCTCGAGCTTCTTCACCGCCTGAGGGGTCAGGCCGCGGCCGCGGGCGACGAGCTCGGCGAACTGCTCCCACACCGCGTCGATCTCGGCCTGGATGGACGCGCGCACCGCCGCCGGCAGCGGGTTGAAGGGATTTCCGTCCGCCTTGCGCGCGCCGGCGAAGATCAGGCTGACGTTGACACCGTCCTTCTCGAGCATTTTCGAGAAGTCGGCGTGCGCCACGATCACGCCGATCGAGCCGACCAGGCCGACCGACGAGCAGGCGATGCGATCGCAGGCCGAAGCCAGTGCATAGGCGGCCGAGGCGGCCATGCCGTCGACCAGAGCAAGCACCGGCTTGGTGCCGCGTGCCTCGAGGACGAACTCGGCCAGGTCGAAGCAGCCAGCCACTTCGCCGCCAGGCGATTCGATGTAGAACGCGATGCCGGCCACGGCTGGGTCCTGCAATGCCGCGGTGAACTGCGTGCGGATGCCGTCGTAGCCCGTCATCCCGCAATCAGGGCCCAGCGCGCCGTTCTTGTTCACCAGCGTGCCGTCGACCTCGATCACCGCTACGTTGGCCACCTGCGGAAACGCCTTGC